CGCTCATCAGCTCGACATTGTGGTTGACATCAGCGGTAAATTTGGATCTAAGCATTGACTGTCCTGCAGACACAGCCGCCCTCATCTTGCTGACTAAACCGTCAGCTGAAACACCTGCCTGCATACGCTCGGTAAATGTGGATGCCACCGTGTCAGCCTGCTTATATAGATTCGGAGCTTCGGCATCAAGTCCGTTTTCACCGCCTTCGAGTGTGTAGCCGAAAATCTTTTTAAACACTTTTGAGGGGGAATGTTCATCAAACATTTTCCTGAAAATATTGATAACACTGCCTGAAATTTCTGAGGCCTTAGAATAAAGCGAATCCTGTTTTTCTGATAAACCAGTTTCCGCTCCTTCCATAGCATCTATAAAGCTTTGTTTAGTGTCTTCATCAAGGTTATCAAACGCTCCTAAAAATGCAGAATTTATTCCTTTAGCTTTTGTATCTGTTTCTCCGGTATATTGTTCATACAAACCCATTAAAGATAGAAATGCAACCAACTGATCTTGGTATTTTTCATCAGATAAAGCCTTGCCTTGTTTGTTTCTTATTTCACCGAGTTCTTTGCTGTACCTTGCATTTTCTTCTTCTTCGGCTTTTTTCTTAGCTACAAGTGCTTGACCTTCCGCAATACCCTTTTGAGTATCAGTTAAATTTTTTCTTTCTATTTTATAAATCTCGGTATTATAATTACTTGCTATATCAATAAGTTTTTGTTTATGTGTTTGCTCGGCATCGCTTTCATCTTGATTTAATCCTTTTAAATCTTCAGTTGTACTCTTCAACGCTTCTGCACGATTATAATAACCGTCTTTAATAATTTTAAGAGTATCCCCAGCCTCCTTATTGGCTGCACTAACGGCTTGCTGATAGCTCGCTTCTGCGGCTTTAACATCAGCATCATGTTCCTTTTGTGAGTAATCACTATCTGTTTTCAACCTCAAATCAAGCAGAGCTACTTCTTCTGTATATTGCTCGTATGCTTTATCAATTACCGCTGTACGAGTTTCTTCGGCAGAGTTGGTGAGTTTTTGTGCTCTTTGCGTATATTCTTCAAGCGACAAATCAGACGCCTCGTTGAGAGCCTTAGCCTGAGTTGTAACAACCCCTTGCTTTGCTTCTTCAATCGCAAGTTCTTGATCCGCAAGTTCGTGCATTTTGGCGAAAAGGTCTTCAAGTCTTTGAATTTCACCGCCGGTTAATTCTTTTCGATTTTCCGAGGCAGTTTTACAAATCTCTGTAATTTCGGATTGAACATTGTCCATATTTTCGGACAACTTTTGTTTTTCATCATCGGAAATAAGGATGCTTTCATTGAAGTTATCAAAGATACTGCCCGAGTTTTTAATATCGTTCATAAAATCGCCGAATTTTGAACCAATATCCTCATATGACGAACCAAGGTTATCATTTGCCGACTGTAAATTAGCCTCCGCACTTGCAAGATCGTCCGTTGATTGAGTTGCATCACCGTTGGCGGCAGAAAATGCAACAATACCGGCTGTCAGTGCTGTTATTCCCGTCAAGATAAGCACAGCCGGATTGAGTGACATTGCCATATTCCACGCATATTGTGCAGCTGTTGCGAGCGTGATTTCACCTGTTAATGCACCGACTGCTATTTGTTTAAGCGTTATAGTGCCAAGTGATGCAGCTTCGGCAAGGCTCTCCGCTGTTACAGATGCGGCATGTGATTTAACGAGAGCTGTGATAGACGAGATGATTTTCCAAGCTTTCCACGCCGTGATTGCTGTAGTAACAATAGGCAAGAGTATATTGAGGTTGTCGGCAATCAAGTCAATAGCTTTTGCAAGCGGTGGTATAACCACTTTTGCAATGTTAGTAATAGTTTTGCCGAGGTTAATCAATATGGTTTTAACTGTATTGATAGCTTTTTTAAGACCGCCATTTTCAAAGGATTTTTTGATAGTGTTAATTGCCTCTTTAACGGGGGTTTGCAGTTCTTTTGGCAGGAGCTTAACTAAGTTTTTTGTTAAGGCATTTACAATACTTTTCGCCGCCGAAAGCAAATCGGGAGCACGGTCACTTATGCCTTTAACTAATGTTTTAACAATGTTTATAGCCGCCTTAACGAGTTTATCGGAGTTGTTTGCAATACCGTTGACAAACGCCTGTAAAAAGGACATAGCGGCATCAATCATCTTCGGAGCGGCTTCAACTGCTTTTGTTGCAAGCTCACCGAAAATAGAGCCTGCCTCTTCAATCATCTCTGATAATCCGCCTTCGGTAAATGCCTCGGTAAGTCTGCTTACATAGTTCTGAGACTCTTTTGCGGCATCAGTAAGCGGCTCGGACATACTCTCGTAGATTTCGATGCCCAAGCCTTCAAGCCCTGATTTGAGAATCGTAATCTGTCCCTGCAGATTGTTCTGCATCGTATCAGCCATTTTTTGAGCTGAGCCGTCTGCATTATCAATGTTTTTAACAAGTGTATTAAAATCCTTATCACTCGCATTGATGATAGCAAGCATACCCGACATAGCCTCTTTACCGAAGAGAGTACTTGCGGCGGCTGTTTGTTCTGTTTCGGATAAACCGCTAAACTTTGTTCTAAGTTCTTTGATAACATCAATTAAAGGTAATGCTTCGCCATTTGCATCGGTCATACTTATTTTATATTTTTTCATGACCTCTGCCATTGCATCGGTAGGTGACGCAAGGTTTGACAGAGCAGTTTTTAAGCTTGTACCTGCCATACTGCCCTTAACACTCGCATTAGCCATAAGTCCGAGTGCAACGGACACATCCTCAACACTATAGTGCATCGCACCCGCAAGAGGGGCTACATATTTAAAACTCTCACCAAGCATTGACACATTAGTATTTGCAGAACTTGATGCTTTAGCAAGGACATCGGCAAAATGGGTGCTGTCGGATGCTTTTAAGCCAAATGCAGTAATTGCATCGGTGACGATATCAGAGGTTGTTGCAAGATCAAGACCGTCTGCGGCGGCAAGTGACATAATACCGTCAATACCATTGAGCATTGATGTTGTGTTCCAGCCTGCCATAGCCATATATTGTAAAGCCTCAGCAGATTCGGAGGCTGAGAACTTTGTCTTAGCACCCATCTCTTTAGCCTTATCAGTAAGGCTCTGCAAGTCTTTACCGCTTGCACCGCTGATAGCCGAAACCTTAGACATTGCCGCCTCAAAAGACGAGCCGACTGTTGCCGCTGCTGTTGCTCCTGCTCCGAGGGTTGTAGCAATGCCGGCAAGAGTTGTTGTTATTGCAGACACACCTGTTTTGGCAAGTCCTTTTAATTTATCAATGCCCGTTTTAAAACCACCGGTATCAATTTTGGTGTCAATTTTAATTGAACCGTCATACGCCAATATCCCACATCCTTTACTGTGAGGTCATCGGCATCCAATGGCTCTACTTGACCTGATTATTTTTTATCGCTTAAAACGATTTCAAATTTCTTTTTACAATTACGCCCTTTACAGTATGTAAAAATGCCCCTACACCTTGACGATTTGTCAAAGTATATGGGCATTTCGTAACCGCAAAAAGGGCATTTAATTTTTTGTTTGTTTTTCAATTTATCACCTACGATAAATCATATTGATTTTTACTTGTTAATTTTGTTTTAACACTTAAATCTAATTCATTTTTCGGTACTTTAGAAGTGAATTCAAACTCAGCGTAACCGCTGGTTTCGCCTTCAAATTTATATACATATGTATTTATATAATAATCATCAGTTTCGTCTTTTGATTCTGATATCTTAGTACCTTTTCCGCCAACAATTTCTTCAACTTTAAATATGGTCATTCCCATATTTATTTGGTCAAACTCATCTTTGCTGATTCCTGACGGGTCGTTTTTAGCTCCACAGGCTGTGCAAGTTAATGCTAACAATGCAATAGTTATAAAGGATAAAATCTTTTTCACAGTTGTACCACCTCAATAAATTTTATATACACATTATACAAAATCTATATAAGTTCGTCAACTGATTTTCCTGATAACAAAGCCTCTTCAATCGCATTATACTTTTCCTGCACCGACTGCGGCAGAGGCAGGGCATAGAGTTTTTTCATTCGCTGATAAAAATTGCGGTCTGCCGTTGACATTTTAGGGGTAATCGGCATACTGCGATAACCTAAAATTTTTGTAAACATACAATCGGCACGCAATGACATAAACAATGCTCTGAATTTCCACCAATGCAAATTTGCATCGTTGAGGTCAATGCCGTACTGCTCTAAAAATGCCGCATAGATATAGCCGTCATCAAAATCGTAATCAAATACAGCTTTATCATTGCCACCGCCTGAATGCTTTTCGGGTGGTTTTCCACAGCGATAAAAGTTTAAAATAGCCTCGACTGTTTCTTCGTTCATCGGGCAAGGTGTTCTGAATACAAGCTTCTGAATTTCTGCGAGTATTTCAGCCGATAGTGTATCATCAATTTGATTAGTAAGTATAAGCTCGAATTTAATCCACACTCTAAAGTTGGTGTTGATTTTATAATCTACACCCGACACGGTTATTGTATCGGGTGTTTTGTCACAAAGCAGATTCATTACTTTGTCGCCGGTTTAAGTGTCTTTTTGTAATGATTGTACTGCTTATGCTTTTTGCCTCTGTGATTGTTAATCGCATTTGCTTTGCCTTTATACATACTACTGAGCTTTGAGCCGAAAGCATTAACAGCCTTGATGACATCCTCGTAGGCATTGATACAGGTTGTAAGGTTTACGGTTTCGCCGAAAACCTTTTTAGCTGTACCGTCACCAAAAACCTCATCAAAAAAGTTAAAAACAGCCGTACACTGAGCACGGATAAGCTCTGACTGGCGTTTGCCCTCGGGCTGTAAATCATTCATTGCCTTTGCCACATTATCGTGAGCGTGCTCGTAACGCTCCATAACGAGTGCATCGGCAACATCAATGTCAGGTAAATTTACACTGTTAATAACCATATTTATGCTACCTCCGTAGTTGCTGTAAATGTTTTTGTCGCTGTGTCAAAAGTACCCTCAACAGGATCTCCTTTTGCAAGGAAATTGCCACTGCAGCCCATTTCACCGTCATCATTTGTAAAACTTGCCACCTCGACTGCAACACGGATTTTGCGTGCATGATATGTGGTATTGTTACTGCCGCCTTCAACAGGCTGGTCAAGGTCAACGATAGCATAATCTGTTTCGGCATCAGCTCCCACAAGCTGTTTCTCACCGATATTGATGATGTAATTGATAGCGTCCTGCTCTCTGATCTGGTCAACCTCAAACGCTGTTGTCCAATCATAGCCACTGATTGATTTTGTTGCAGATTTGTCGCAGACATACTTACGGCTCTTAGTCTGAGCCGCAGGTGACTCATCAAGAGTTTTTGCACCTACACCGAGGAGCGAAAAATTCGGTGACTTGTTTGTGCCGCCGCAGTCAAGATAATTCGCCTGCATACGCCTCTGTCTGATTACTTCACTCATTATTTTTTACCTCCAATTTTAGTATATTTAAGTTGGCACTGTATTTGATATCGTGCCGATTTTGTGTCATTGTCGATTGCATACCCCGATGACAGCACCTTAACGGATAAAGGGGTTAAACCTTCGGGCAGTTTCGGCAGTTTGCCGTTTAAGTCCTGTTCGGCAATCCACTCTTCGAGCCGTTCATAAAACTCCAAATTTGCTATGTTTATTGATTCATCGGGACTGTAATTTTCACGGCTTGCAAAGATAAAGAGGTACTGGCATTTAGCAGAGCCGTCAATGTACTGCTTTAGTACAGTTTTGCACGGCACAACCTCAATGCTGTACTGTTCGGGGTCTTCGCCGAGATAGTCAACATTAAGGTCATTATCAACCTCTAATACATCGCAATCGGCAAACCACCTAAACAATGATTTAATTATTGATTCGTCCATTATTTGCCTCCGCTTTTTTCTTTGGCGGTTTTGATGATGTCATCAAGATGATCTGCTTTCATTCGCTCAAACCAAAACTTGCCCCTTAGACCACCGCTTGCTGTACCTTGTTTGCCTTTGCCTGCATTTAGGTAGTAATTGGTATGTGCATATACAATATCGTACATTACCTCACCACTACCTATCTTTGTGCCACGGATACCGCTCTTGATAAGATTGCCGGTTTTAAAAGGTACATATGGAGTAGAACGGCGAAGGACTTCGCTGTCCACAATTTTTTGAACCTTGCCACTCGGCTCAAGACCACGGTCTTTAAGCATTGTTTCTGTGGTATTAAAAAGCAGTTTAATAATCATTTAACCACCAATTTAATATGCTTTGAAAAAGCACTTGCCGACAGATTTTCGGTGACCTGCGTAATCTGCTGACCGCCTGCGTCAAGGATATCCTTAACAGTAATTACATCAAGGTCAACCAAGCCTTTTACAACATAATCTCCCTTTTTTAGGGAGTAGCAATTGTCACTTTCATCAAGCGGTAAAGACTTGTATGTTGACGGGTCAACATAGTGAGTAGTCTGCAAAACGCTGTCGGGGATACGGATTACATACTCATCAGATGCAGACACATTTTTGTCAGCAACAATAATTTGATCCTTACCGTGGTAATTAACTCCGTCCAAAACAGTTGCAAACCAAAAGGTTTCACGACCCTGCTTTTTAGAGCAAAACACGGTAATGCGTGTGTTGTTTGTGAGCATTATCTCACCCCCTGATAAAGCAACCCTGTGCCGCTTAATTCCTGCTTGATAGCCTTGTACATAGCTCTTTTTTCACGCTCTGCAAGCTCATCGGCATTGTAATCCTTGTATGTAACGCTGTAACCGTCCGTTGATTCGGACTTAATGCCTTGAGGGATATTTGCCACACCTCCACGGATTTCGGCAACCGCCTCAGCGGCGGCACAGACTGCATTTTTTACCTGCTCCGTCACTTCGGGAATTTCTCCCATAATAACATAGTTTAAAAAGCGTTCCGCCTTGCGTGCATAGCGATTGAATTCTTCGGCGGTTAAATCACCGCCGAAAGAATCCTTGTAATAAGCATAATCCGCATACATTTTTAAGATACCTTAATGTTACGGAAAACACCGCACTTTGTTGTGTTTTTGAGAGCAACAGCGGCAACCATTTCAACCTCAGCCTTTTTAACCGCACCGGGGGCAGTAAGGTCAGGCATATATGTTTTGATGATTGACGAACCGCTGAGGGAAACACCGTGAAAAGCGTCAAGACCAAGCTGCACGGCATAAAGGTCGGTAAGACCTGTCACCTTTGAGCTTGATGCACCTGTTTCATAAATCGGCACACACGGTACTGTGGCAGAACCGTTGTAATAGTTACCCATATCGTAAAAAATGATATTGTCATAACCCTGAGCAGTTTTACCGAAAGCATCCTCGGCTTTTGTGAGATAGCCTGCACGCTGAGCTACGCTCTTGAGTTTGGCAATCAGCTTGCTGTTGCCGAGAAGAAATGTAGGCTTGCCGTCAATGCCGCCGATAAACTCATTAAGCATGTCAATCATTGTCTGATAATTGCTTGTAAGATTTGCAGTTGTCGAAAGGTCAACTACCGTCTTATCAGATCCTGCATTGTACTCAGTGCTTGTGCCCTTGAGGAGAGTTGTAAGACCGTCAAAGTCAACCGACTTATTAGTCTTTGAGCCGTTAATACAGCAATTTTGAAAATGGTTACGAGTAGCGAGGGTTTTCTGCTCGAGCTGAAACGCAATTTCGTTTGTTGTTGCTTCCTGAATAACACGGTCAACCTCACTTGCACCGCCGAAGATTTTAAGGTCAACGGTCTTTTTAATTTTCTTCGCCTCATTGGCTGTGTATTCGCTGTTAATTTCTCTGCCTGCCGCTGTTGACGGTGTCTGGAGCTGTAAGTAACCGTAGGTGAGAGTTGAGCCTCCGACACCCGGTGATACGGCATCATCAAAAGTAAGCTCATCCATAAACTGTGAGCCACGACGGAGAGTATCAATAACCTCCTGTGTAACTTTGTCAGCTCTGCCGACACTTGCTTCTGCTAATGTAATAGGCATTTTGTGTCCTCCTTATTTCTTGTAATAGTCTTCAACGGCAGACTTGAGGTTTGAACCGGACTTTGCTTTTGCTCCGCCTGTGGGTCCGCCGAGGTCAAGTTTCTTTTTGGGTTCTTCCTCTGACTTAAAGAGGAAAGGTTTTGACTGTTTCAGCTCTGCAAGCTGTTCGTCAAGTCCCGTGATACTGCCGTCCTCAGTCTGAGATACCTTTGACATATCAATGTTAGCCTTGACCGACACGAGGTCAGCCGCACCTGCGTTATTGATGGCAGATTCAACCGCCTGCTCAAACTTGTAGTCATTGAGCTTTTTGTCGCCGTCAAGCTGTGCCTGCTTATGCTCGTTACTGTCAGGGTACAAAATTAAATACTCAAGACACACTAAAGTCAATCTCGAAAGAGATTGGCTTTTTTTATTTTGATTTAAAAAGCGAATTGAGCAGGCAACGATTGAAATTTAAAAGTAAAGATGGGAATTAGTATGGGACAGTGCATTTATCTGCCAAAAGAACTTATGACAAACGAATACAACGGCTACTCTGCCGAAACGAAATTGCTCTTTGGAATGATTTTGAGCAACTCTGTTACTGCATCGGCTGTAATGAATGTAGCAGATTTAATCAATCAGCTTGGAAAAGCTGAAATCAACGCACTTCAGGGCGAGCTGAAAAAGGCTAACGAAAAGGAGCGTGTGCATAATGTTTGATTTTTTCTATGGCAGCGACAGCGAACAGTATCAGTTTTATAGAGTACCTCAAGTGCTTTTTACCGATGACAGGTTTAAGAGCATTTCCTGTGAAGCAAAATTACTCTATGGATTTTTGCTTGACAGGACTTCCCTATCTAAAAAAAGCAAATGGGTTGACGCAGACGGTAAAACCTATGTTTTCTACAAGCAGGAAAATGCACAGGAGAGTCTGAACATTGGCAAAGATAAGGCTGTTAAGATTTTTGTTGAACTTGAAAAAATCGGCTTGATAATCCGAAAAAAACAAGGGCAGGGAAAGCCCACAAAAATCTATGTGATGAATTTTTCAAAGCCAATATCTAAAAACAATACGAAGGCTTTGCAAAAAATCAAGTCTTTGACCGAGTGCAAGTCTAAAAATAAGACTTCTGACATTACTTCTAAAACAGCTGTTCNNNNGACTTCTGAAAAACCGAAGTCTGAAGAAAAGCGTGCCGAAGTCANNNNGACTTCTGAAAAACCGAAGTCTGAACTTGATTGCAGCAGTACCATATCGAAGTCTAGACTTCTGAAAAACCGAAGTCTGGACTTCGATAAAGCAGAAGTCTTGACTTCTGAAAATCAGTCATATATCCATACTGAGATTAACCATACTGAGAATAGTAATACTTATCCATCTATCTATCATATTACAGAAACTAATGGAAAATCACAACCGAAGTCTGAAAACCCATCATCTGATGGATTGATAGATAGAAGCAAACCGAACTCAGAAATTTCTTTTTACAAAAATGCCGTTGCAGAAACGCAGCTCCAAATCTCGTATATGTACTTACTCACCAATCATCAAAGCAAAAAAGGTTATCTTGACTTAATTGTCAGCCTGATAGCGGAGGTATATGTGTCGGCTTACGCTCATCCTACAACCTCTGTCACAATTAACGGTATCAAAACATCAATCGGTATTGTTGCCGACCGTTTGAAAACGATAGATGAATCTCATATTGAATATCTTTTTGAAAAAATTGATGCATCCGCAAATACAAAGCAAATCAAAAATCCGAGAAGTTATTTATTGAGCTGTCTTTACAATGCTCCGACAACAATGGAGCCTGATACCGATTTACAGGTTGCTTATGACCTGTACAACAGATAAATCGAACTTCTGCCCCACCGGGGCAAAAGTTAAAAGGAGGAAAGGAAATGACAATTGTAAATCAGGATTATGAGCTTATCAACTACGATAAGTTTGCCAAAATCTCAATGTATGAGGGCGAGGTTGACGGAACAACGATTTATGCAATCGTTGCTTTTGAGTCTGTCCCCGATGATATTGACAGCGATAACGACACGGTTCTCGGTATATACAACAATGCTGAGGAATGTGAAAATGTCTTGCTGAATCTCATTGAAGCTCTTAATACCGGCAAACCGGTATATGAGATGCCTGAACCGATTGAGGAAGTGACCGCATAATGAGTGACGGTAAAAAAATACTTGACTTTGCTATACAGGCGGGACAAGTTACGAACGAAGTCCTGAAAAATGTAATGCGTGACTTTTTATCCGGCAAAATGCAAAAATCAGGCAAAAAGCGTTACGGCAAGCTTGCGAAATCCGGCAAACTTGAAAACATCAAGATAACTGACAGCAATATCAAGGATTTTTTGCAGACAGCGAAGAAATATGACATAGATTTTGCTCTTAAGAAAGATAAGTCAACATCTCCTGCTACATATCACATATTTTTTGAAAGTTCACATACTGAAAATTTTAAAAAGGCATTTTCTGAATATGCTTTAGGTATCAAAAAAAGCTTTGATAAAAAATCGGTAACTCAGGTCGTCAATCGTGAGCAGATAAAGCAAAACGCTAAGACAATATCTCGTCAACAGGCGGACAAGAGTGTCGAAAAATCTAAAAACAAGTCTGATATGGGTAGGTGAGTTTATGGACACTGATAAGCTCAAAAAAATTATAATAACTGCCCTACCTCTCGTTTTGTTTTTTTGGATAGGTGACAAGCTCTGCCTTGCATATCGTACCGTAACGGTTGTCGGCGATATTAGCGTTAAGCTAATGCCGTTCCTTGATAATCTTGGCACAACTTTAGTCAATCCACTACCGTCATTTCATCCCCTTGATGTGTTTGTTGGTGTGGCTACAGCAGTTATTGCAAGATTAGTCTTGATTTATAAGGATAAGCATCGTAAAAAATTTGCTCAAGATGAAGAATACGGCTCGGCTCGTTGGAGCAATGCAAAAGATATTGAGCCGTATATGGACAAAAAAGATTTTGCTGACAATGTATTGCTCACGCAATCTGAACGCTTGACAATGGGTAAACCCTCTAATGTCAAGTATGCCCGTAACCAAAATGTGCTTGTTGTTGGCGGTTCAGGCTCAGGTAAAACCCGATTTTATGTTAAGCCTAATCTGATGCAAATGCACTCAAGTTATGTTGTAACAGATCCAAAAGGTACAACATTGCCCGAGTGCGGAAAAATGCTTCAGCGAGGACAACCGATTGTGAGAAACGGTGAAATCATTGGCTATAAACCATACAGTATCAGAGTGTTTAACACGATTGATTTCGACAAGTCAATGCATTATAACCCGTTCGCATATATCCGCCCTAAAACTCGTGAGCAGGATATACTGCGTACAGTCGAGGTGCTGATTGCTAACACAACAGGCGAACAAAAAGGCGGAGATGAGTTTTGGGTTAAAGCTGAAAAATTACTTTACACCTCATACATAGCTTTGATATTGACGATGTGTCCGGAAAACGAATGGAATTTTGAAACACTCATCGACTTTGTCAACGCATCAGAATGCCGAGAAGATGATGAAAGTTTCAAGAATGCAATTGATTGGGCTTTTTACTATCTTGAAAAATGGATAGAAAAAGACTGGGAAAAAGATGAGAAGTTTGCAGAACAAAATGCAAATTATTCGGATTTGATAGATATTGAGGTCGAACCGTGGAGAGCATCTCTCGGTAGATTTGCAGTTAGACAGTACAAAGCGTATAAACTTGCAGCCGGTAAGACCGCAAAATCAATTTTGATCAGTTGTGCAACAAGATTGGCTCCTTTTTCGATTGACCGTATTCTCGAAATTACAAGCTATGACGAAATGCATCTCGACACTGTAGGTGATGAGCTTACAGCATTGTTTATTATCGTTTCTGATACGGATGATACCTTTAACTTTTTGGTCGCAATGATGTACACGCAGCTATTTAATTTGCTGTGTACAAAAGCTGATAACAACCCCGACGGTTCAGGTAGGCTCAAGTATCCTGTGCGTTGTCTGATAGATGAATTTGCAAATATCAAACAGATTCCACAGTTTGAAAAAATTATTTCGGTAATTCGTAGCCGTGGAATATCAGCAAGTATAATTTTGCAGACCAAATCACAGCTCAAGTCATTGTATAAGGACAATGCTGAAACTATTGAGGGCAACTGTGATTCCTTGTTGTTTTTGGGTGGTAAAGAAAAAACAACGCTCAAAGATATTTCTGAGTCACTCGGTAAAGAAACAATCTATATGTTTAACACATCACGAAGTCGAGGAACGCAGGAAAGCTATGGTGTAAATTACCAAAAGCTTGGTAAAGAGCTTAAATCACAAGATGAGTTGGCAGTTATGGATAACTCATTATGCATCCTGCAAATCAGAGGATTACATCCATTTCTCTCAAAAAAATTTGACATTACTAAACACAAAAATTACAAAATGCTTTTCGATTATGCCAAAAAAAATTATTTCGATGTAGCGAAATTTGTCGCTCATCGTAATAACAGGTCGGCACTTATAAACAAGAATTCGGTTTATACCGAATACAAATACAACAAATAAAGGAGTATCAAATGAACTTATTAAAAACCAAAACAGAGCCTTTTAGACTCTCTAAAAGAAGCAGAAATGCAAAAAAAATTACACTCATTATGACAATTGTTGCTTGCATTGCAGCTATCGGATGTGTGTCTTGCTTCGCAGCAGTAAACACAAGTCAGTTTATCAGCAAAACTCAGACTGTATTGACTGCCGTAATCAGCCTTATCGGTGCAGGTCTTGCAGTTTGGGGTGTTGTAAACCTTATTGAAGGTTACGGAAACGA